GCTATTTAAGCTTACGCTGTTATTATTGTTATCATACTTTCTAAATTTGTTTTTCTTTTTAAATTTATTATCATTATCGGTTTCATAATTATTTACTAGCGCCTCAAGGTTAATCGTTTCTAGAACATTGTTTAATAAACTCTCAATAGCACTATCTATTTTCTCATGCATAATAGTTTTATAATAATTATTAATAAAGTCTATGTCATAGATTATCATTAATAAGTATAACTAATATTAAAATTTAATGTTATTCTTTTAATTATTTTCGTTATATTAATATTTATAAAGTATTTGATCATTATAAATATTATGGAACTAATTAACGCAATATTAAGTTTTTATGAAAAAGGCGATTATAATAGCAAGGAAAAATATGAAAACGCATTTAAGTTACCTATAGAATATTTAGACACTTCATCATTGTTTGTCATCAATAATAACATTGTTAATGATTTAGAGTTAGTTAAAGCCAACGAATTAGCAATTACTAATAATTCATTAGATCATTCTGCTAATGATGCTGCTAATAATGATGACGCCAATTACAATTTATATTACCATGTATTTGACCCAAAAACCATTTTTGAGAAAAATGTTATAAATAAGTGGAGCAAATATTATACAAACAATAAAGAATTTTTGTTAGAAACCCAGGACCTAATTAAAAACTATAAGCCGCTTAAAAAAGTGGAATTTAGCGATAGTCCGTGTGTCAATGATTTAGCAGTTTATAATAATTGTGAAAATATTATATATGATAATGGATTTGTAAATAAATATCAATATATTGATATTCCATTATTAAATAAATTTAATAATAATAGCCTAGTACTACAGGCGCTAAGCGTTTATAATCTCTCAACACCCATAGTTTCTTTGCTTATTCCAATATTATTTTTATTATTGCCCTTTTTCATAATTAAATTGCAAGGGCATAATGTTACATTTGAGCTATATTTTAACCATTTAAAGACGGTGTTTTCTAATCATATTATTGGTCAATTATTTAGTTCTTTAAGCGAAACAAATTTAACAAATAAAATATATATACTTTTTAGCTTTGGATTTTACATTTTCCAATTATATTTAAATATAAATGGATGCATAAAGTATTTCTTTAATATTAAATATATACACAATACTTTATATGATTTAAAAGCATATATTATAGAAACTTTGAAGACCTATGACAATTTTTTGAATTATTCTAAAAATTTAAATCATTATAAAGAGTTTAATGAATTTATAGTTTCCAATAGTGCTATTTTTAATTCATATTTGTGCCAATTGCGAAGATTAACGCCATATTCTTTATCAATGACTAAAGTAGTTGAGCTAGGCCAATTAATGAAGTGTTTTTATTATTTAAATAAAAATGATAGTTTTATCAATAGTTTATATTTCTCCTTTGGTTTTAATGGGTATATAAAAAATATACTAACACTGCAACAATTTATTAGCGCTAAAGTAATGAACTATTGTAGTTATAATAGTAACAATGAGCCCACATATTTTGACAATTCTTATTTTGCCAATTTAAATAATATTGAAGCTTTAACTATTGAAAAAAGGGATCCATGTTCAGTTAAGACTAAGACTATTGTAAAAAATTCATATAAATTGGATAAAAATATAATTATTACGGGACCAAACGCCTCAGGAAAAACTACACTGTTAAAATCAACATTATTTAACATATTATTGTGTCAACAAATAGGATGTGGTTTTTTCAATAATGCATCAATAAAAGTATATGATTATATACATTGTTATATTAATATTCCTGATACAGGAGGCCGCGACAGTTTATATCAAGCCGAAGCACGACAATGTAAAAATATACTGCAACTCATTGAGAATAATAAAGATAAAACGCATTTTTGTGTATTTGATGAGCTCTATAGTGGAACAAATCCCGACGAAGCAATTAGTAGTGCTTATGGCTATTTAAATCATTTAAATAAATTGAACAATATAGATTATATGTTAACAACTCATTATAATAAATTATGCAAAAAATTAAATAAACAAAACAACAATTTTTTCATGAAAGTAAAGAAAAATGACCACACTGATGATTTTGAATACACTTATAAAATCAAAAAGGGTATTTCAAATGTTAAAGGAGCGTTAAAAGTTCTCAAAGATTTAGAATATCCTGAAAATATTATAACAAATATGAAATAAATAATAAATAATATTTATTCGTTAAACAATACTTAAAATAATATTGTTAAAGTTTAATAATAAATGTCAATCTTATATAAATTACTAGATTCAAGTTTCCTCTTAACATTAGGCATTATATTATTAATATGCGGCTCAATAATGTTATATAGTCATCGCAGATTAAACTTATTAGAACGAAGTGTTATTGAGCATGGAAAAATACTACAAAATTTTATTATAAATTATAATATTCAAATGCAGAGCATCAATTCATTATATATTAATAAAAATAAACAAGAGGGTCAACATATCAAAAAAATCAATTTAGGCGAAAAAATAAGTGTATGTGAAGATGAATGTTCCGAATATGTAGGAGGTGCTGATGTAAATAATGAATTGGTTCATCATGATGATGATGGCAAGGTAAATGTATCAAGCGATGACGAAGACGATGATGACGAAGACGATGATGAGGAAGATGATGAGGAAGATGATGATGATGAAGATGATGAAGATGATGACGATGAGGAAGATGATGATGATGAAGATGATGACGATGATGAAGATGATGATGAGGAAGATGACGATGATGACGATGCAGAAGATGGCAAAGAAGATGATGCAGAAGATGGCAAAGATGACGATGACAAGGAAGACGATGGCAAGGAAGACGATGACAAAGTATTAACAATTTCCAAAAGCGAATTAGAAAATAATATTAAAGATTTAGGAGATTTTGAGGAAATAGATTTAAATAAGCCTTTTTTTTCGAATAACGACGATGAAACATTTATAAAGAATTTGCCGATAAATTTAGATACATTTAATATTGATTTAAACACTAATTCAAAAATTATTAATTTAAATAATATAGACCAAGACACTAATGTAGACACCAATGTAATAGACAGTGCTAGTTCTAATAATACTAACACACATAAGAAAAATTATTCAAAAATGAAAGTAGACGATTTAAAAACGATTGCTGTAACAAGAAATTTAATAGATAATGAAACAGCACAGAAAACAAAAAAGGCTGATTTAATAAAAATTTTACAAAATGCGTAAATTAAATTATTAAATAATTAACAATTAATTAAATTTTTTATTAACAATAAATTTAATTAATAAATAAATAATAAATAAATAATAATAATTTTAATTATATATAATAATAATAATATGAGTTATGGTTTGTGTGCAAATGGCTCAAATAATATAGCTATGAATTTTCCTCCTTTAATGGACGACAGCCGACTATTTAGCAATTATTATTCTTCGGTGTTAAACGATGAAATGCTTAAAAGAAATAAAAATATTAAAACTAACACCGACTACAGGCATTATTTACAAATTAATGCCGAGGCTATTATAAGTAATAATCAATTAAATTCATGTAACGAATGCAGTGTATGTCCGTATTATAGTAAAACAAGTTTAGAAATAAATAAGCACACTCCATATATATTTGATCACACATTATCTAATATAAGGCCATATGGATATGAAACAAGTGATTTAAAAGAGTTGTATTTGACTAGGCAGCAGCTAGACAGTCAAAAGCATGTTACCAAATATATTTTAAAACCCAATTAATTGATAAATAATAAAATAATAAAATAATAAAATAATAAAATATAAATAATAAATAATAAATAATAAATAATTTACTATAATAAAAAATTATAATTTAATATAATAAAAAATTATAATTTAATATAATAAAAAATTATATTATATTATTATAATAAAATGAATTTTTTCGATGGTTTGATGGCTCCTTTAGGTAAAAATTATTGTGCATTATTTTATTTTTTTGGATTACTTAGTTTATTTTTAGCTTTAATAGCCGCCGGTGGTATGGTTATGGCACTTTTAAATAAGAAATCTGGTTTGGTGTTGTTTATGATGTTTATCAATGTGTTAAGTAATATTTTTATGTATTATGTAATGAGAATATATTACTCAATGTGCATAGCGTCATTACGTTAATAGTCTAATAAATTAGTGATCATTATTTTTTATATTATTATAATATAAAGAATTATTAAATTATGTTAAAAATAATAATAATATTATTTATAATAATATTATAAATAATATTTTATTATTATAAAATGAATTTTTTTGATAGTTTGATGTCGCCATTAGGTAAAAATTTTTGTTTGTATTTTTATGTAGTAGGACTATTTTTTCTAGGGTTAGTTATATTAAGTCTTGGCAGTGTAGTGTATGCATTAGTTAATGGAAAGTCTGGTTATATTACATTTGCAGGTATTATTCTTTTCTTATATATACTATTTGGCTATACGCTAACTAGACTACAATATTCTATATGTTTAGCAACATTGAAATAAAATATAACATATTAACATTAATTAATTAATTAATAAAACAATATAAAGCATAAACTATAAATTATATAAGTAACACTAATTTTAAACTAAACACAAAATAATTTATATTAATAATATAACAATTAATTTATTAATATGAAAGTTTTAAGTATTGATATTGGCATTAAAAATTTGGCTTATGTTATTTTAGAAGTTACTAATACTAATGCTAATGCTAATGTTAATTTAGATAAAAATAGTATTGTTAATGGATCGCAAGACTTTAAAATTATTAAATGGGACGTGATAAATCTATGCAATAAGTTTATTTCTTGCTCATCAAAAACATGCACAAAACAAGCATGTTTTCATAAAAATGATACTTTTTATTGTAAAAATCACACCAAAAAAACTGAGTATAGCTTACCACTATGCAATGTAAAAACTTTGCATAAACAATCATTAGCAAATCTCTCTGTGCTAGTTGAAAAATGCGATTTAAAACTTGAAAAACCTATTAATAAAGCATCACTAATAAGTAGTTTGGAAGACTACTTGAAATCCACATGTTTTGAGGCTATTGAAAATGTAAATGCAAACAATGTAAATCTCATTGATTTGGGGATTAGTTTGAAAAATGAACTAAATGAGCTATTTAATAACTATGACCTTGCTAGCATTGACCAAATTATTATAGAAAATCAAATAAGTCCTATTGCAAATAGAATGAAGTGTATACAAGGCATGGTAGCTCAATACTTTATTGATTGTAATAATCACAATATAGCATTTATTTCGGCAACAAATAAATTAAAAGCTTTTATAAATAAGGACAAGGACAAGACTGCAGAAAAAGAGAAAAAAGTTTCATATAACGAGAGAAAAAAACTAAGTATATTATATAGTAAACAATTATTGGAAAATAAAAATATGATGCATGATCTTACGTATTTTGTAAAGCATTCAAAGAAAGACGATTTAGCCGATTGTTTACTTCAAGGAATATATTATTTAGATAATAAACAAGATAGTCTTACAAACTAACAACTAACAAAACTATAAACTATAATATATATTAAAAAATATATAATATATATTAAAAAATATATAATATATATTAAAAAATATATAATATATATTAAAAAATATATAATATATATTAAAAAATATATAATATATATTAAAAAATATATAATATATATTGCGGAGTATTTAAAAATTAATCTTCTATTTAATACATAATAGATTATATGAATATTGTTGAAATTGAGCCAGATTTTCTAAATATTGAAGATATTGTATTACCTGAATTTAAAATTAGCGATCCAGACGAGGACAGTCGTTTTGAGGAAATTAGTTCAACAAGAAAATCTGCTAATTTTGGAGGAGGTATAGAATTATTAATGAATGAAAAAAATAAAGGCGATAAAAAATTCGCTTCTTCTATTGATATTGAAGATATTACAAATTTGGAAAACGAATTAAACGAGCTTTCTGAAACAACAAATACAAATTCAAATACAAATTCAAATACAAATTTTAATTCATTAGCTAATGATACAAACAAAACCATTGAAAGCAATAGCACAAATAAAGAAATAAAATATAAACAAGACACAGGAAGCGCACAAAAAAAATCAATATTTGGCGATTTATTTGGTAGTTCCAAAAGCGATGGAGCACAAGTAAAACCGGTTACAAAAAACAATGACACTGATAACATTAATCTTGGAAAATCTACAGCAAACATGAATGAAAATAAAACATGGGATGGTTTCGGAAAATTTAATAATATTCCCGTTAATTTGGATAAAACACAGCAAAAACCCGAATTAACAAAAGAAGAGGAATTAAAGGAAAAATTCAAATATTTGCGAAAGCTCGACGATTTAGAAAAGAAGGGTGTTTCGTTAAGCAAGCGTTACAACATGGACTCCAATTTAAATGAAATGATTGGAGAATATGAAACAATTATTGCAGAAAAGGAGAAATCCAATGCTATTAAATTTCAAGCAAAAATGATGATGGCTTGTATTACAGGTTTAGAATTTTTAAATACAAAATTTGATCCTTTTGATATTAAATTAGAGGGTTGGGGTGAGCAAATAAATGAAAATATTGATGAATATGATGATATATTTGCCGAATTACATGAAAAATATAAGTCAAAGGCTAAAATGTCGCCTGAGTTAAAATTATTATTTCAGTTAGGCGGTTCGGCTATGATGGTTCATATGTCAAATACATTATTCAAATCTTCTATGCCCGGTATGGATGATATTATGCGTCAAAATCCTGAATTGATGAAGCAGTTTACTCAGGCAGCTGTTAATACTATGGGGCAGTCAAAGCCGGGTCTAGGCGGGTTTATGAATGGACTATTTAATAATGGAAATGGATCTAATCCTGGATTTGGATCTAACTCTGGGTACGGATCGTCTATGCCTCCAAATGTAAATTCGGGTCCTCCACCGGCGCCAATTGAAACGAAATTACCGGATCGTAGTCAGCGAATGCCGAATATAATAAATCGCCCCGATATTAACGCAGCACGGGGTTTTAGCATGGGCAACAATGAAGGCAACCCATATGATGAAGAGCGCATAAAGCGCCCCGAAATGAAGGGGCCATCTAATGTGCCTCAATCAAACCAAAATATTGCGTCATTATTGAGCGGGCTAAAGACCAAGCAAATAGATGTAAACGAAACGAAAAATAACGAAGCAAGCACAATCAGCATCGATGATTTGAAAGATTTAATGGGAGGTAAGATCCCTAGTAAATCTAAACGTAAGCAAAAGAGTGATAAAAATATTGTAAGTTTAGATATATAGACTAGAGAGATTGTTAATGAAAGATTTTAAACATGTTTAAAACATTTTTTTTAAACATTTATAAAATAATTTTATAAAGCTATTTAAAGAATAAATAGATTTATAAAAGCATGATATTTACTTGTGATTTTTGCAATAAAACTATTTCAGAACATGCAACATTATATTTCGGCTTTGATTGTTTGTGTTGCTCTAATCATTGTAGGTCGCAAGTTATTCAACAAACTTTACAAATTGATCCAAGAATGGATAATCCACATAATTGGTTAATACATAAATTAAGGGCTATAAAAGCTAAGGCAGAAAAAGCAAAAGCTGATCCATTAATTCCAAAAAATAGATCATTAGTTGATTTAGTTGCACAATTTAAAATATAAACATTAAATATTAAACAATATCTCTATTCTTTATTCTTTATTCTTTAACTCGCTGGTAGTAACAATAACACTGCCACTAGGCTTTTTAATATTTAATTTAACAATTCCATTATGCATTTTTTGCTTATATGACAAACAATCGTAAGGCACCTTCATATAAATGGTTGTTTTATCTCTAGTAACAGCAATAGTGTACATTTACACAATAGTCTTATAATTTAATATATTATTTTAATAACTTTAAATCCTTTTATTATATACTTTTAATAGACCGCCATATTATTTTATTTTTAAATAATTTAAATATAATATAATAAACAATACATTATGAAACATTGCGAAGAAAATCAGTATTTCCCGAAGCTAGTTTGTAATAAAGGAAATATGCTATTAAATGAAATAAAAATGCCATTAACCAATAATAAGGCATATAATTTGCAATTTGAGTTTAACAATTTAAATACAAGTAAAGTGAATAGTGACTTGCTTTTAACTACACAATTATATGAATTACTTGAAAAGGTAAATGTTGATTTAATTGAAAAAATCCATATTTTAAATGTATTAAATGAACGGGAAACAGATATATGTATACTATTAAAACAAATTGCAAAAGAAGTCGGTATTAAGCAAAAATATATTTTGTTTAGATCCACTAAATATATGAATAAGTTAAATAATAGTGTTACTTATTACAATAAGGATTTAATTTATGAACATAAAGATTTAATAGACAACTATTTAAGCATTATAAAATTAGATAATAATAAATATGAACCATTGACATTCAACTTTGGTAAAACAGTTATTTCTGTAGCACATGAAATAGTATTACCATCAGCTAATAATGAACACGAAGATGAAAATGAAAATGAAGATACTAAATTTATACATGTAAAATTTTCAATAGATTTTCAAATTTCAATAGCGGACGATTTACCTATTTATATGAATAATCTTATTGGACTAATGTTTAAAAAAATGTTTTATAATGTTAAATCATTTATTGATAACTTAAATTTATAAAAAATATTAAAAATATTAAAAATATTAAAAAATATTAAAAATATTAAGAAATATTAAAAATATTAAAAATATTAAAAATATTAAAAAATATTAAAAATATAATCATAATATTATCATAATATTAAGTAATTATTATATATAAATACTTAATACTTTAATATACTATTAAATTATTAGCTATGATATTTATTCATACAATGAGTATAATCATAAGAATTGCAAAACTATTTACTATAATAAGTTACGAATTTTTAAAATATAATGTAATAAAGTTAGTAAATAATGTGTATAATAAACCATATAATAGGCTAATATTAATTAAAAACATATCTAAAAGATTGGAATATGAAAATATTGTGTATGTTAAAATATTTCAAGCTTTATGTTTAAATAAGGATCTATTATATTCCGAAGAGCAAGAATTTTTACTAAAATATACCGATAATGTTCCGTATAATATTAATGATATTAATTATGATTTACTTGATAAATTAGAACAAACTTATTCAATAAAGCTTAATAATGTTATTCCTATAAATAGCGGAATAATAGGTTTAGTTTTTGATGGACATGATTGTGTCAACAATAAAGTAATTATAAAAATGCTGAAAAAAAATATTGTATATAAGTTTACTAATGTATTTGATGAATTGCTCTACATATCTTATATATGCAATTATATTCCATATATTAAATCTCTCAAATTGTCCAACATACTTTTAGATAATAAAGAAATCTTATTTAATCAAATGGACTTTATTAAAGAGGTTAATTCATTAGAAATCTTCACAAAAAAGTATAAAAATAACAAAGAATACAGGTTTCCAAAAGTGTATAGAGAGATTACAGAAAAATACCACGAATTAATGGTAATGGAAAATATAAAAGGACTAACATTTAAAGACATTGAAAATGCGGATAACACAATAAAAGAAGAATTTGCTTATTTAATAAACAAGTTTAATATATTGGGAATGTTGTATCATTCAACCATTCACTGTGACATGCATTGTGGTAACGTTTTCTTTTATATTAATGATCCAGCCACTAATCCAAAATATATGTTAGGACTTATTGATTTTGGTATTTGCACATTTCCTAATAAGGAAAGTCAAAATGCATATTATATTTTTTTCAACAACATATTTTATAACCACGACTATAGTGACTTGGAATATGTAATTAATAATTTTATAGAGGAAAAGTACATGCTCAATCTTTTCAGCTGCGTTAAAAAGCAAACCTTTTATGATGAAATAATAACATGCCTAGAATTATATAACAATCATGAATTATCAAAGCGCGCATTAATAAATAAATTGGGATCACTTATTTACAAATATAATATGAATTTTACACAAGAATTCAATAAAATTATATTAAGCATACATACAACACATAACTTTGTAAAGCTATTATCAAGTAAGCCAAATGATAGTATAACAAAAGTAATAAAAGAGTTATGTGTATTTAATGAATTAATAAACATTTAATGTTATGGGGGGCTAAGGGCAAACATGTTTAAAAAGGCAAAAATCCCCTTTTTTAAAAAACCTTATGATAAATGGTCTTAATCTTTTTTAACAAATTATTGTGTGTTTTTTTTTGAAAAATATTTTCAGGATTTTTTTGGAAAATGGACATTTATAAATGTCCATTTTTGAGTAGGCCATGCCTTTATAGAAAAAAAGAGATTTTTTCACTTTTTAAATAAAACCAGACGATAAAGGTTTGAACTACAAACATTTTACATGAAAAAACTCCTTACCATAAAATTTTTCAGCACTTTTTCACAATGTTTGAAAAAAATTTTGTTTACATTTGTTTACATAAAAAATCCGGAAAAATCCGCAAAAATCCGCATTTTTTTTTCAATACATTAGCGTCACATTTTTTATTTGTAAAAACACAAAAACATGGCAAAAACCCCAAAAAAGAGCGCAATACAACTTTTTGTTGACATTTATTGACATTTGTTTACAAAAAATCCGGAAAAATCCGGAAAATTATATAAAATATATATTAAATATATAGCTATTATTTTATTATTGACAAATGTTGACAAAAAAATCCGCAAAAATCCGCAATGAATTTGTATGTATAAATTGTAACTATGCTACGAGTGACAAAAAAGATTATAATAAACATGTTGTCACAGCAAAACATAAAAATAATACAAACGTTGACATTTTGTTGACAGCTAGCGTGAAAAAATCCGAACTTTTAGCAGAAATTATTTGTAATTGTGGAAAAAAGTACAAAAGCAGGCAAGGGCTTTATGCTCATAAAAAAAAATGTACTTTTTTGCAAAATGCAAAGTTAATGGATAATTCAAATAATGAGTTAACGCTAGCAAATGACTTAACAAATGACTTAATCATTAAATTGCTAAATGACAATAAAGACATGCGAGAGATTATTATCAAGCAACAAGATCACATGATGAAGCAACAAAATCAAATAAGTGAAATGTTGCCGAAATTAGGAAACAACAATTTTATAACAAATAACAACAATAACAATAAATTTAACATTCAGGTTTTTCTTAATGAGCGATGTAAAGATGCAATAAACATGAGTGATTTTATAAAGTCAATACAAGTTAGTTTACAGCAACTAGATTATACGAAGCAAAACGGTTTAGTAAATGGACTAAGTAATGTAATAATTGAGAACATGAGTAAATTAGGATTGTATCAGCGACCGATACATTGTACTGATTTAAAACGCGAATCGTTATATATTAAGGACGATGACAATTGGGAAAAGGATATTAATAAAGAAAAAATCAGGAAGGCCATTAAAGATGTATCAACAAAGCAATTTTGCGCATTAAGTAAATGGACAAAAGAAAATCCAGATTTTCAAAACAATGAATATAAACAAAACTATTATACTCATACATTAGTCGCAATAGCAAACACCAAGGAACACAATGAGGAAAAAATAATTAAAAAACTATGTAATAGTAGTTACATAAAAGAAGAATAAATGTAGTAAAATAGTGTTTTACGTTTATAAAACATTATTTTATAATATAAAAAAAATTGATAACATAAAATTAAGAATATAAAGTGTATTATAATTATATATATTATGATTAAAGAGATTAAGCAAATGCCAAACATATTTATATTAGTGGATACAAGTTATTGGATATTTTATAGATATTTTGCAATTATACAGTGGTGGGGTCACACAAATCCAGAAACACCCTTAACAAATCCATATGAAAACGAAGAGTTTGTGGAAAAGTTTATAAAAACGTTTAGCTCTTCTCTAGACGGCTTTAAAAAGAAGCAAAAAATACATAAAAAGCCCTCTACAATAATTGCAGCACGTGATTGTCCTCGTTCATCTATTTGGAGGAATACATTATATTCGGATTACAAAGGCACTAGAGACAAAGGCGAAGAGTTTGGCGGTGCTCCATTTTTCAAGCATGTTTATCAAGACGCTAATAAACTTTTATATGAAGCAGGCGTAAATAGCGTAGTGCAGTTTCCTAATTTGGAAGCGGATGATATTATTGCGCTTACAAAAAATTACATTCGCAATAAGTATCCAGATGCACAAATATATATTATAGCAAATGATCATGATTATTTGCAGCTTTTAGATGAGCATACTGAAATAGTAAATTTTCAAAACAAGTTTTTGAAAGAAGGCACTAAAGTGTTTAGCGATCCACAAAAAAATCTGTTTTATAAAATAGTGCTAGGAGATAAGTCGGACAATATTAATCCAATTTTCAAGAAATGCGGCCCTAAGACATGTGACGCGTATTATGAAAATAACGAATTATTTTTAGAAGCGCTTAAAAAGGAAAATGCTTATGAAAAATATGAGCTAAATAAAAAATTGGTAGATTTTAGAGAATTGCCCGGCGAACTTGTGCAACAATTTCTGGGGGAGAATGCCGACATGTTGTGTAAACTATAGTTTATGGGCTTGTCTTTAAGTTGTTTTTTTATATATAATTAATAATAACATTAATATGTATTATTATATGTTATAACATATATATATATTAATATATGTTATAATTATAATATATATATTATTATATGTTATAATATGTATAATAATATATATTATAATAATTATTATAATATATGTAATGTTAATAAAATATCCGCTATTAATTCCGACATTTGGCCATGGATCAACCAGCCTAATTGTTAGCCCATATGCAACCTTAGCAAGCAATTTTATAAGCGGACTATGCATATATTATTGTTCCTACATTCAGCGAGCAATCCTACTAATTGGATTTTCTATTTATCATATTGCCGACGACTTTAAAATACAAAATAAGCTTTATAAATATTCTTGTAGCTCATTATTCCACTATGCATGGCTAAAATGTCCATTACTAAGTAAATGTTATTTGACATTTGTTCACACTCCTATGCATTATTTTAATATTTATAAAAGGAAATTGAGAGTCTACAAACAATTTATAATTGGACTAGGAACAAGCTTAATTGCCATTCCTTTTTTACATGCAAATTTAGATAGCAAATTAAATAGCATTTTTGGCGAATTATGGTACGTTGCCCCAATAATTGCACACATAATAGTCCATAGTTATTATAACTCTATAATTCTATAATTCTATAACTCTATAATGCTTTTTTTCTTTTAGCTTAAACATTTAGCTTAAACTTTTATACAATTTAATAGTTTTTAATAATCCAAGTAATTTTATGTTTAACACAAATAAAATAGTATCATTACATGCATTATAATATGGCGCCTCTATTGTACATGTATACTTGCGAATAATACTTTTAAGCAAACTATCTAACTCATAGCTCATAGGTGTTTCATCATCATGATCATCATGATCATCATTCATAGTATCATTAATAGTATCATTCATAATAGTATTATAAATAAAACCATTACAATTTATTAGTCCATGTAACCTAACTTGTGAAGTATTTGCTTGTAATCTCTCAAATTCTATATTTTGATTACCTATAAATGGAATATAAAATGATCCTTTATAAACATTATTTAATGGAGGCAATCTATAAGATAACACCAATAATAAAAGTTTATACATAATAACTACAAAAAATTAGTGTGTATATTATTTACAATTACTATAATGTTTAAATCCTTTTTATAATATTATATAAAATAATATTATATAACACAACATAACCTAATCTCTCTTTTTAGCAAGCTTAACTGAGTTAATATTAGTATTTATAGCATAATAAATACTAATATGTAAACTTTTTGTAATTTAAAATGTAATTTATATATAAATTAAATGACTAAAATAAGTAATAAAAATAATTATAAGAAAAATGTAACCTTTAAAAATAAAAATAAAAATAAAAAAATGCAAAAAACACTGGAAGGAGGAGGCAAAGAAGAAACCATAATAGTATTATCTTGGAATATATTCTGGATGGCTATGGATGGAATTAACGAGGATAAACCGGGACAAAAAGGGGAAATACATATACGAGAGCGTAATTTTGGAAAACGTTGTGCAACAACGGTTATAGATGGTCTAAATATATGCGCAACAAATGTTAAAAATACTATAGATAATCTTGCCGACGAATATGATTTTGTTGCTCTACAAGAAGCAAGTCAGTGGAATAAAATACGTGAAAAATCTATTAAATTAAAAGACATGGGTTATGTACATTATAAGTTTGGTAACACTAATTTAGTTACATTTTATAATAAAAAGAAATATAGGCTTATAGCATTTAAAACAGATTTTATTAGTAAAATTATTGATAGTAAAATTATTGATATAACGAAAAAAACTTATAATAATCGTCCTTACCATGTATTATATTTGGAACATATTAAAAGCAAAGAGCATTACATATTCATAAATTTACATCTTCCTCACGAAATTAATAAAGACGATGTCGAAAGAGGATTGTCTAAAAATATGGACACTTTTTTTAGGTTGAATAAATATGATGGAAATATTTCAGAAACATTTTCTACACACCCAACCGAAGAAAATAGAAATAATACTCAAGCTTATTTTCAAACACAAAGAACTAAATATAACCAAACTACTCCTATTAATATGACATGGTCAGAACAAAAATATAACATTATTGTGGCTGGTGATTTTAATGATACAGGCGAACATATGTTTTGGAGGTCATTAAAACCATTAATGCACAATAATAAAGATGGACAAATTTTGTTAGATTTAGAAGTAAAATTACAGGAAGAGCCCCCACACACATGTTGCAGTTTAAATTTTGAACAGTCTTCTACAAATAAATATACCTCTATTGGAGATTATATACTAGTTAATTCTAGTTTAAACGTAAAAAAAATTTATGCTCCAACTTTAACTATACCAACATCTGATCATTTACCTGTTATTATACATTTAAGCCCAACTTATAGTAAAGATGATGATGCTAATAAACTTGACCCTATAAAACCTCCTGGTGCTGATGCCGCAATAATACCTGCTGCTGATGCCGCAATAATACCTGCTCCTCCCGAAGCT